CAAAGTATCTTGCAACTGTCTCTTGCCAAGTCTCTCGTCTTCCTGTATCTTCGTTCCATCTTGCGTACCTGCTAAGATGTATAAACTCTTGATAAGTTGTAGGTAGTTTAATCTGTTCCACTTTTTGTTTTCTCCTCTGTCCATAGATGTATTGCTATTATAGTATAATGAATAATCTTTAATAAGTCTGCTTGGTTTCTATATTCTCCTGTAATAGGATTAGGTTTTTTACCATACCTCATAGCGTATTTTATTATGTTTCCTATACAAAAGGCTTCTCCGTATCCTGCATCTATTATAACATCTGTTGCTTGATACTTTCCGTAGCCATAGTGTCTTTCATATGTGCTGTCTATATATCTTTTTATTTGTTCGATTGTGTTATGTTCATTGAACTTGTACTGTTCATCCATTATTTTATGTGCTTGTTCCATTAGTTCTTCCATGATTGTTCGACTCCTTTATAAGATCATTAATGTATGTGCAAGCTACTTCACATTCTTTCCAGCTTGGGTTTCCATCTCTTTTATAAAAAGAAGATGATTCAGGTTCAAAATTATAATCACAATAAAGTAATATTAGTTCTAATATATATTCAAGTTTATTTATATCAGATGGTTTCTTTTTAATATATGTTCTAAGATAATCGCTTGCTCTTTCTTCCATCAGTCTTCCTCTTCTTTCCAATTGTCAGGTAAACTCTCTGCGCTGAACCATCTGAATCCATTCTTTGATGCCCATTCAGCGTGGCTTCTTTTTGTTCCATCTCTTCTTCTTTTTGCTCCGGGCATGGGTGCTGATGGATTAGAAAATAGAAATACTAATTCACATTCTTCAGGCAATACTTCTTTAATCCATTTGTATTTAGTATATTCAGCATAATCCCAAAACCTTCCTTTAGCTTCTAAGTATATAACTTTACCTTCTAAGATACGAATAAAATCAGGATGATATTTATGTGGGATTGAATATTCTATGATACCATTGTGATGTTCCCAATGTTGTAGTTCTTCTTGATGTAGATCATACTCCCATTTTGAATCGTAACCTTTAGGTAATCCTTTTTCTATTGGTCTTTTCTTTCTTGGTTTTCTTTTCATGTTAGTGTACTGTTTCGTCAACAGGCATATCCATACCTAGTTCTCTTAGGTTTATTTCTGTTTCTAATAGGTCTATAAGTTTCTCTAATAGTATCGTGTCTATTTCCTGAAGTTCTGTACCAGAAAAAAGAACACCTCCTAGTGCAATAATTAATTCATCTAAAGGAATAGCATTAACATCTATCTCTAAAGTATCTTGAGGGTTATCATTTGTCATGTTCATAAATCGTATATATTATTTTCTAAAGTATCGAAAGATTTTTGTTCTTGTTCTAAATCTTTTTGAAGTTGTTGAAAAGTTAAATTAGGATTACGTTTAACTCTTTTATAAATCCATTTAAGAGAATAAGCACTGAGTAAAAACTTTCTGTTTGCATATATATGTGTTTGGTCAGAAAGATAAGACTCAATATTGTCAACAGTAATTTCTTTTTTATCTTCTTCGCTGGGCAATAAAGAATGCAGCCATTCAACTAACAAACTTTTACCTTTTTTACGTAGTCTCTTAGACTTTTTTCCATTCATCTGTAACCTCTGTAACTCTTGGTAGTTTTACAACGTGTGTCAAGTATTCTAATTTCTTAGAGTATCTAAACACTCTCAAACCTTTGCCTTCATTGGCATCTGAGTGACAAACAAACTTATGTCTGCACCAAGTACAACCTCTAGCAATTTTCATGTTGCCAGATTTACCATCAGGTACTGGATTATAACACAATTCAGGCGGTGTGTCTTTCTTTATTTGAGCTTTAAGTGTTTTAATTCTTTGTTTGATGTTAGGCTTGTCTAAATCTTGTGGTCTAAACAAAGCAAGTTCTCCGTTCTCTTTGTTAAGAGTTAAGAATCCACCATGCTGTGTACCTTCTGCTTCTTCGTAGCCTGCTATCTGTGCCATATAACCAAACGGATCATCGTCAGGTAGTGTGCCGTCTTTGAATTTCTTAAAGGCAAAACCTGAAGCTGTTTTAATATCTACAACTTCACCATCAATTTTACAATCCATGTGTCCTTTGATACCAGATACTTTAATTTCTTTTTGTTCGTCAGTTATTTCGTGGCCTGCTAGTCTAGCTAAAAACAAAACAACTTCTTCCAAAATATGACCATATAAAAACTTAATCTGTGTTGCAGCAGAGAAAGAATTTTTCTGATCTGTAGCTTTCATATCGTACCAAAGTTGACGACTAGGTTTACCTACGTTTGACATTCTCAGGGTAGGTTTATTAACAGGATGTTCTCCAGACCAATGCAGTAAAGCATTCTTCATTGCTTCACCAAAAGCTGTAGCTGTTTCTTCTGAAACATCTAATGACTTTCCTTCTGTAAGGGTATCAAGTTTGTCGTATATATCTTGTACGAGTGTGTCTAATGTTTTTTTCTTCTTAGTCATTTTTAATTATTGCTCCACTCTTTATTAATTTTTATAAGTTCTTCTATCGTTATTTTTCTGTCTGTATAATTATTAACAATATTAATAACTTTATTTTTATTTTTAACTTTAAACCATTCTCTACCGCTTGCTTTAATACTAAGCTTTTTTAATTCTTCTATCAATAAAAGCTCTGCTCTGTATTTATTTTCCACCTCTCTGTAGCAATCTAATTTAAAATCTTTTCTTGGGTTAGCATGATTATAACTTCTATATCTTGTTTCAACATTTGAAGACTGTCCTAATTTTACCCATCCTTCAAAACTAGGAGATGTTACAAGGTATACAAAACCTTTATCAGGTGCATTTAATTTAGTCATTTTTAAATTTAGTTTTTGTAATTTTATTTCTTGTAGTCTCTGAGCTTTGTCTTTATCAGTGTGTTTCACTCCAATCAACTCCTATATTTTGTATTATCATCTAAATTATAAATATTGTCTTTAAAAAATCTTACTAAAAAATCTAGTATTCCGTCTGAATTATAGTAAATTGGATTAGTTGTTCCGTCAGAACGAATACTTCTCCATTTACCTGTGCCTATATAGTAATCATAAATATATCTTCTTTTAATACCTTTACCATCAACTCTAGGTATAAGTTTAGTTATTAAAGTAATTATATCATCTTGTCTTTTGTAATCTATTTTATATTTATCTAAAATATTTTCAACAACTTGAACAGTTTCTTTAGTGTGTTTCACTCCAGTCTTCTCCTATCTTGTATTCACCATCCAAAGGACAGTTCATGTTAAAATAATTACCTGCATCTTTAAGTGCTTGTACTGCAATTTTTCCAAACTCTTCTGCATGTTCATTCTTTACTTCCACTTGCCATTCATCATGTATGTTGGCAACAAACTTATAATCTAAACCTTCATCTTTGGCATTCATATCCAATAGAATCAATGCCTTCTTCATTACGATTGAGCCACCGCCTTGAAGTAAACTGTTCAAAGATGCGTGTGCATTTCTAATATATATCTTACGACCATCTAATCCTTTGATGAAGCCTTTCGCTGCAGTTCTCGTAACCTTCTCTCTAAGTCGCTTAAATGAAGGTTGATTAGCAAAGAAGCGTTCCTTAAGTCTTGCTCCATCTTTTTTGCTTCCTCCAACCACTTGTCCAATCTTTGCATCTCCTGCTCCGTACAAGAGTGCATAGATGAAAGTCTTTGCCTGATCTCTTGATTGAAGTCCTGCAGTTCTTTGATTCCTCGTGTGGATATCTCCGTTAATAATTTCATTTGTAAATTCCTCGTCTTTCATATAGTGAGCAAGCATCCTTAACTCCAAACCTGAAGCATCAATACCTACTAATTTGTATCCTTTCTTTACAGTCCAACAAGCTCTACATTCTTTACCATATGGACTCTTTAATGATGGAACTTGTGCCATATTAGGCGCTCTGTGGCTCATTCTACCTGTGATTGTACCATTGGGTATCACAAAACCATGTACTCTGTTGTCTTCTTCAACAGCGTTGATCCAAGATTCTATCTGTGCAATTCTTTTCTGTAGTAATAAGAACTCAGCGATAAGTTTTGCTTCAGGAATATCTGTAATACGACTGAGCATTTTCTCATCCACAACAGGCTG